TTTACTGCAACAACCTGAGTTAGCAGAACGTCCTGATATTGCGGCAAAGATTGCTATATGGTATTGGCAGACACGTGTTAAGCCACATATAAATAACTTCAATGATACAAAAGCCGTAACACAAAAAATCAATCCTGCAATGCGTGGATTACAAGATAGACACGCAAAGTTTATGGACTACAAAAATATATTATTATGAAAACACTATTAACAATCCTATTGCTAGCAATATCTACTGTTGCAGTTGCACAAAAACAAAAGCCAATGAATATATATGATTTCCCAATCACAAGAGTCATTGACGGAGATACCGTAGCATTTCAAGCAAACTTTTTGCCTCCACCATTAAAACAAGAACTAAGCATTCGTGTGTTCGGTGTTGATACTCCTGAAAAGGGTCATAGGGCGCAATGTCCGGCTGAAGACCAACGTGGTCAGGCTGCTTCTGCCTTCACAAAAAATGCTATCAGTAAAGCACAGAAACGTCAAGTAGCTATTGCTGATTGGGATAAGTATGGTGGACGTGTATTAGGTGACATACTACTTGATGGACAAAGTTTACGTATGATGCTAATACAGAACGGATTTGCAAGAGAATACTACGGAGAAGCTAAGACTTCTTGGTGTAACTAACATCCTCCAGTATAAATACTATTATGAGATCAACCGATTTAGACGAATCCGCAGCCAAAGAATTAGCTAGAAAACTTCCTAGTTTAGAGAAGCACGACTATAATACCATTGATAAATTGATGCGAAGAATTGCTAGCAAACATAGTATCACTGATAAAGCACTACATGACTTGTTTGTAAAGAAATTCCACCGTAGTCCAGATAGTTGGATTAAAAATAAACTAGACGAAGGTGATAACAGTGAACTACAACAAGAAGTTGATAAGTTCTGTGACTGGGCCTGTAAACGACTACATTTAAAAAATAAGCCAGAGATTGAACTCAGTATGGATACTGATGAGGCACAGAATAATCATCATACAGGTGGTCATCAAATGGGTGCTGATAGTATTTGGGTATATGCTAAAAATCGTAACCTAGTAGATATACTACGTACAGTATTTCACGAATTGGTTCATGTTCGTCAAGGTGAACTGGATATGATTGATCCAGGTGATAGTTATCCTGGTAGTCCAATTGAAGCAATGGCAGATATGCTTGCGGGCAAATATATCAAAATATACGGCGAAGCTAACCATCACATCTTTCAATAAACAAATATCTATGCTATAATGCATAGATGATTAAGCTAACAGTTCCATTACCCAAAAGTATCACAGTCGCATGTAGCGGCGGTGTAGATAGTATGGCAGTTGTTGACTTTCTAAGTCGCAAACATGAAGTAACGATTGCTCATTTTAATCACAGAACACAAAACGGTGAAAAAGCCGCAGAGTTTGTTTCTAGGTATTGCGGTGATAATAATATCCCAATGCTATATGGTTCACCTCGCAGTCAAAAGGGTAGTAAAGAAAGTCAAGAAGAATACTGGCGTAGAGAACGCTATGACTTTTTAAGTAGTCTTGGCCCAGTAGTCACTTGTCATCATCTAGATGATTGTGTAGAAACATATATCCATTCAGCACTGAATGGCACACCCAAAGTTATTCCATTAACACGCAACAATGTGTTACGCCCATTTCTAACTACTAGAAAACAAGAGTTCATCTATTGGTGCGAAAGTCATAATGTACCTTGGATCGAAGATGAATCAAACAAAAACTCACGCTACACCCGAAACTATATTCGCAATGAACTAATGCCGCATGCATTACATGTCAATCCAGGACTACATACTTTGGTCAAGAAGATTGTAGAAGGTAAGAAAAACACTTGACTACACTACACAATCCGTGTATACTAACTAGATATTTAAGGAGAACCTATGTCAGACTATAACAGAACCTTTAACGGTGAAGCAAAAATCAAACTTACGCAACTTATCAACGAGGGCATGAGTGTCATGCATGAGATTGATACACTGCAAGGTGGATTGAACGACACTATTAAAGCAGTAGCAGAAGAACTTGAAATCAAGGCTTCTACATTAAAGAAGGCAGTGCGTATTGCACACAAAGCAAGTCTCGGTCAGACTAACAAAGACCATGATGAACTCAATACAATCTTGGAAACTGTGGGCAAAACACTTTGAGTTACGTTGACGCTATTCATAGCAGGGATGAGGATCGTATCTACGTTGTAGAACGGGATAATAACGGCAAGCGTCAATACAAAGAGTATCCTACAAACTATGTATTGTATTATCCTGATACTAAGGGTAAACATCGTAGCATCTATGGCGATCCAGTCAGTCGCTTCAGTACTCGCAAACGACAAGAGTTTGAAAAAGAAAGACGCATTCATTCAGGTAAGAAACTATTTGAAAGCGATATTAATGTAATCTTTCGTTGTTTATCAGAAAACTATTTAAAAGTTGATGCACCTAAACTTCATACTTGCTTCTTTGACATTGAGGTAGACTTTGATCCTGAAAAGGGTTTCAGCCCTACTAGTGATCCATTCAATCCTGTAACTGCTATTAGTTGCTACTTAGATTGGCTAGACCAATGTATTACATTAGTGATTGCTCCGAAACATATGAGCAGTGAAACAGCCCAAGAAATCACTAATGAGTTTGAGAATACAATGCTTTTCAAAACTGAAAAAGAAATGTTTGATGTTTTCTTTCAACTAATAGATGATGCTGATGTATTGACTGGCTGGAACTCAGAGGGGTATGATATACCCTACATGGTCAATCGTGTTACACGTGTGATGAGTAAAGATGACACACGCAAGTTTTGCTTGATGGGTCAATTACCTAAAGCACGTGAGTACGAACGATTCGGTAAGAGTGAAACAACTTATGACTTAGTAGGTCGTATTCACTTGGACTATCTACAGTTGTACAAAAAGTATAACTATGAATCACGCCACAGTTATAAACTAGACTCTATCGGTGAGATGGAAGTCGGTGAGAACAAAACACAATATGAAGGTACTCTTGACCAACTGTATAACAAAGACTTTAAAAAGTTCATTGAATACAATAGACAAGATACTATGTTGTTGGTGAAGATTCACAACAAACTTAAGTTTTTAGAACTAGCAAATCAACTTGCACATGAGAATACAGTACTGCTTCCAACAGTTATGGGTTCAGTGGCAATGATTGAGATGGCTATTTTTAATGAGGCTCACGAACGTGGGCTAGTTGTTCCAGATAAAAAACGAAAGGTTGAAAATGAAGAAGAAGTCCAGCAGGCAGCAGGTGCCTTTGTTGCTACGCCCAAGAAGGGAATGCATGAGTGGGTCGGAGCAGTTGACATTAACTCACTCTATCCCTCGGTTATTCGTGCCCTCAACATGGCAGGTGAGACCATCGTTGCTCAAGTCAGACAGACACTCACAGACCAATACATGAGTGACAAAGGTAATCGTTTAGCAAGTGAAAAGAAACGTCATAAAGACGGTGATGATGCTGTTACTGGTTCTATTCTCTGGGAGAATCTATTCGGTGCATTAGAATATACCGCAATCATGAACCAAGAGCGTGGTACTATTCTAACTGTTGATTATGAAGATGGTCGTAGTGTAGAAATGAGTGCGGCAGAAGTTTGGAAGATGGTCTTTGATAGTCATAAGCCCTGGATGCTAAGTGCTAATGGTACAATCTTTACTTATGAAAAAGAAGGTATTGTTCCTGGTCTACTAAGTCGATGGTACTCAGAGCGTAAAGAAACACAGAAGCTTGCTAAAGAAGCATATGGTACTGATAAGTTTGAATACTACGATAAGCGACAACTTGTTCGTAAGATTTTGTTGAACAGTGCATATGGTGCATTGTTGAATGAACACTGCCGTTTCTATGATAAGCGTATAGGTCAATCTGTAACATTATCAGGACGTCAGATTGTTAAACATATGATGAGTACTATCAATGAATCAGTTGAAGGCAACTATTCACATGATGGCAATGCGATTGTATATGGTGATACTGACAGTTGTTACTTTAC